TTGGTTATATAATGAAGAACCCTTTGAGACAAATGATATCCAAGATTGGTATGGGTTTGTATATCACATACGAAACACTTGTAATACTCGGTGTTATATTGGAAGAAAGTACTTTTGGTCTTTTACAAAGGATAAAGGAAAGAAAAGAAAAAGCAAAAAGGAAAGTGATTGGAAAAATTATTATGGAAGCTGTACAGAACTCAAAGAAGACATAAAGATATTTGGAAAAGATAAGTTTGAAAGAAAGATTATAAGTCTTCACAAGACATTAGGAAAAACTAATTATGAAGAAACTAAACAGTTATTTTTAAATAATGTTTTGATTGAAGCACTTGACGATAATCATCCAAAGTATTATAATTCAAATATTCTTTCGAGATATTTTAGGAAAGATTATTTTAATTATGAATCAAACAAAAACACAAATAATGATGCAGTGTGATAGTATTGTTGCATATTATATTGAACGAATAGAACATCATTATAAAAATGGAAGAAAAAAAGAAGCAAGATGTTTACATAAAGAAATCCAACAATGGATACAAGAAAAAGAAGATTATGAAGTGATTACTTTAGAATACTTAAATGATTATCTTGACAAAACCTAAATAACCTTATATAATGCTTAAGCAGTCCTTAATAAGATTGCTTTTTTTATTATGAGATTTTGACGTGACAACCTAGAGCCGTGGAAGATGCCCTTCGAGAGATGTGGTGTACCCCTCTTCTATACGGATGCCGAATTCTATTAAAATTAATGCTACTATCAACAATTGCTACCCTTTCAGTCTTAACTGCGTTTGCTTCACCACTACTCTTACCGGTGAGTGCTCCACCAGTGCCTGAGAAAGAAAGTTTAGAACTCACAATTCAAGACTTCTCAAATCAGAAAGACACCAAATCTGAAAAACTAAACATTACAGAAACGAAGGTCGAAAATAAAGAAAAGATTTGGAAATGTAAAGGGTGTAATCAAACAGAAACTTATGCTTTGAGTTACTTGCAAAAACAAGGAATCAAAGATAAGAATGCTCTAGCAACCATCATGGGTAATATCAAACAGGAATCAGATTTTGTTCCTAATATCTGTGAGGGTGGGTCTAGAGTTTCCTACCAAGGATGTGGAAGCGGTGGATATGGATTAATCCAATGGACCGATTCTGCAAGATATGATGGATTAGGAAGACATGCTGCCCGTATGGGTGCTAGTGCTTCTACACTTGATACTCAACTCAACTATATGTTGAATGAGGGTGATTGGAAAATGATTGAACCAAGAATGAAAACTCCTGGTAAATCTATTGACCAGTACATGTATTATGCAAGTAAGTGGATTCGTTGGGGCCATCATGGTGCAAGAACTGATTTTGCTTATCGTTATGCGAAGAAAATGGTTCTTACAGAAGTAGATGCCTAACTGAATAAATATGGGGGAATGTATCTTCCCCCTTTGTGTTTAACTTTAATTTTGGCAAAAAGAAACCAAGTATTTTTAAATATGCAATTGTAGGAGTTATATTTACTTCAACTATTACAGTTATATCTCAGTGTACTCGTATACCAGAAGAAAAATTATATGATATTGTAGATGAGATACAAAGAAAAATACCTGGAAAACCTTTGAATGATTATATTATAACTGATCCAATTCTTTTAGATAGAAGAATCAAAAGAGATGTTGATTCTTCTATACTAGAATATGAGAGGTTGACAGGAGATGATGGGAGGGTTAGAATAAGTCCATCATATTTTTCAGAGAAAGCACCTGATGGTAGTAAAGCACAAAAACTACTTGGTGGTGAATTAAGAATATGTGGTTCTTGGGTTCCTGATTGCCCAAAAGAAAATCAAGCGAAATTAGTTCAGTGGTAGAACGCTATCCTTCCAAGTTAGATGTCGTCGGTTCGAATCCGATATTTCGCTCTTGCCTGAAATTACGGGCATCAAATAAACTTTATAGTTTAAACTGTTACTAAAAAATTTATGTTTATTCGTTCTTTAATTGCTAGCACTGTTGCTCTGACTGCTACTGCACCCGCATTTGCTGCTCCTGCCTTATCAGATGTACAACCAACTGACTGGGCATATGGAGCAATCCAAAATCTCAATGCTCGTTATGGATGCCTTGTTGGTTATCCTAATGGCACTCTGAAGCCTGCTGCTGATGCTACTCGCAGCGAAGTATTTGCTCTGACAAATCACTGCCTTGATAACATCACTCAATTTTACACACAAGCAGACGCACAACTTGCTGCATCTCTTCGTGCTCAGATTGGTGCCACCAATAAGCGTGTAACTACTCTAGAAGTTGCTGCTGTAACTGCGACACAACGCCGTAATCTGGGTGTTGGTAACTATGGTGGTATTGCCTTCTCTGGTAATACTGCTAACTATCCAGGTATAACACCATTGGATAATCGTGTATATGAATCAGGTGTAACACTTCAAGGTCGTCTAAGGGCAGTGGAACTGGGTAATCAGTATGCTATCTCTGCTCGTCCTTATGTAACCTTTACTTCCACTCCTAACTATGTAAGTGGTGGTGTATTTGGTGGTGGTCTTGCTACTCTGGATATTCCTCTCTCACGTAGGACTCTTGCCGATGGAACTAAAGTGTCTGCTGCTAACCTCTATGTTGGCGCTGGTGGTCAGGTGGGTGGCAATCAGAGTGCTGGTGTCGGTGTAGTTGGTGCTGAAGTATCAGTAGCAAAGAACATCGTTCTATTTGCTGATGCCAAAATTCCTTTTGCGGAAACTGGTGCTGAAACCTTTGGTTCTACAAGAGTTGGTCGTGCTACTTATAACTACGGCAGTGGTCAAGGTTACAATGTAACTGGAACCGTTGGCGTTGGAATTAAGTTCTAAAAGTTTTGCCCCCTTGTGGGGCATTTAAAGTAGAGTGGAACAGTAGTAGTTCGTCAGGTTAATACCCTGAAGGTCGTGGGTGCAATTCCTTCCTCTGCCATTATAAATATAAACAAAAAAGTGAATGGAAAAACTATTCAAACAATTAAGTGATGCACAAGCATCACTTTTTATTTTATTTCAAAAGACTTGGGTATATCATTGGGATGTAGTGGGACCTGATTTTCATCAACTTCACACATTATTTGGAGAACAATATAATACTATGTTTGAGGAGATTGATACTCTTACTGAACATATGAGGTATTTGGGAATGAAACCAGTAAGTACATTGACTAGAATAGTTGAAGTTTCTGTAATTAATGAAGCTAATAGTTCAATTAATGCGAATGAAATGATTAGAGAATTGCGTGATGACAATATGAAGATATGTGATATACTTACTGATGTATCAGAAGAGGCAGATAGTCAAAGACAATATGCAACTTCTAATTTAGTCCAGAGCATCACAGAAACACATGGTAAATTTATTTGGATGTTAAGGTCCTTTTTAGAATAATGGAGAAATTAAATGATTGAAATACGTTGCAAACTTTGTAATACAGAATTAAAAAGTCATCCAACACAGACACGTTGTTGTGGATGCACGAATATGATGACTGTTGTTGGTGATAAAATCACGGCACTTGACTTAAGTAAGGTTGTTATGATAAACTCAATACGTCAACAACAACAAAACTCATATTTTACAGAGGAAGAACTTGCTTGGCAGCAAGCAAGAGCAAATCGTAAAATACGTAAATTAGAATTTGAGGTGAGATGAACTGGGAATCCCCAAATCTATCAAAGCAAGATGTGGAATTGCTTACTATAACATTAGATGATTATATTTTTTATGCAAAACGTGATGGTATATTTGATTGCAATGAAGTCGAAAGACTATTAATCAGATTGGAAGACCATTTACAAAACTAATGACCCAATAGGAGAGTTGCATAAACTCTCCTATTTTGCTATAATAAATATCACAAACAAAGATAATTTTTATGAGTGAGTATAAGAAAACAGCACTTGTTCTTGGTGCTGGTGGATTTATTGGAAGTCATATGGTTCGCAAATTGCGATCAGAAGGATACTGGGTTCGTGGTGTAGATCTTAAGTATCCAGAGTTCTCAAAAACAGAAGCACACGAATTCATTCAGGGAGACTTGAGAGATGTGAGTTTTGTTGAGAGAGTAATTCAATTTAAAGGATATCAGGGTAATTTTTATCATAGTGTTCTTTCACGATATCTACAACCATTTGACGAAATCTATCAGTTTGCTGCCGATATGGGTGGAGCAGGATTTGTTTTTACTGGGGAGAATGATGCGGATATTATGCATAATTCGTGTACAGTAAATCTAAATGTACTTGAATCTGTTCGCAAATTTAATGATATTACTGGTTGGAATACTACTAAGATTTTCTATTCTGGGTCTGCGTGTATGTACCCAGCATATAATCAATTGGATACAGATAATCCCGATTGTCGTGAAGAATCGGCATATCCAGCAGCACCAGATTCTGAATATGGATGGGAAAAACTTTTTTCTGAGAGATTATTTTTTGCGTATCATCGTAACTATAAAATCCCTGTTAGAGTTGCTAGGTATCATAATATCTTTGGACCAGAAGGGACCTGGGAAGGTGGACGTGAGAAAGCACCAGCAGCAATATGTCGTAAGGTCGCAGAACTTTCAGAAGATGGTGGAACAGTTGAAGTATGGGGTGATGGAAAACAAACTCGTTCCTTCCTCTATATTGATGAGTGTGTAGAGGCAACTCGTCGTATGATGGAGTCTGATTTTATTGGGCCAGTAAATATTGGTTCAGAAGAAATGGTAACTATCAATCAACTCGTGGATACTGCAGCAAAAGTTGCTGGTAAAAAAGTATCAAAAAATCATATTGATGGACCTCTTGGTGTTCGTGGACGTAATTCC